TCGTCCCTGAACCGCCTCGCTATATCCTTTGGGTCGCCGCGCGCCGCCAGCGCGTTGTCGGCCAGTAACAACCGCCGTTCCTGCTCTCGGCGTTTGTCGGCGATAAACAGGAATGCCCGCATCTGACGCGGCGTGTAATGCCAGACCGCAGCGGGCGGATGCCCCGCCGCTATGAGTGCCTCGATTGCCTCGGCGATTTCGTAGCCGCTGCCGCGGTAGAGCGGGCGGCGCCGTTTGCGCCCACCGCTGCCGGCGGTGAGCCGTCTAACAAAGGGCTGAGCACGTCCCCCGGCAGTGACAACCGCACGACCTCGTCAAAGAGTTGTTGCCGCTCGTCGAATGTCAGCACCTTCATGCTGGCCCGCTCGATCTCGGCGTCGCCGGGATGCCCGGTGCCGGCGGCGATCACCGCGCTTTGTGCGGCCAGGAAGCGCAGCCGTGGCATGTCCTCGTCCGCTTCGCCGATCATCAGCTTGCGCAGTTCGGGGAAACGGCCGTAGAGCATCGCCCAATCGATGGCGGCAATGCCCGCCACCCGCAGCACCGTGCCGCGAATGTCGATCTCGACAGCCGATATCTCGGGCGGTGCGATGTCGAGGAGCGACGGCATCAGGCTGCCGCTGCCACTCCCGGCGTTACCTCAGCCGTGATGTTCCAGATCGCGACGCCGTACTTGCCGGCATCGTCCACCAGCACTTCGGCCGTGACCTCGAGCTGACCCCACTCCTCGGAAATCGGGGAGAACGACGCGGAGGGAGTAAACGACACATTGCCGAAATCAAGTTGCACCTTAGCGCCGACATCGTTCGTCCCGACAAAGCGCAGCGCGCCGGTAATCTCCGACAGGCTGAAGATGTCCACCGTATAGGTTGCATCGGGCGGCCCGTCTGCCGTCGCCTCGCCCATCAAGTAGAGCGCGAGATTGTCGGCTGTCATTTCGGACATCACCATGCGCAGGTTCGCGCTGCGCTCGCGGATGACGCTGCGCGCCTTGGTGCGGATGCCTGAGCGGCTGCTGAAATAATCGAGCTTATCGACCGTTGCCGTGTACTCGAACTCGGGCACCTCGCCGAGATCGCGATAGTCGACCTCCGCATCCTTTTTGAATTTCACGATGCCTTTGCCGATAAAAGTATTGTCGATATCGGCAGCATTACTGATGGGCATGACTACACTCCCGCTAAGTCGCTCAGGCGGAACAGGCTGGTGAAAACGAGATTGAACTCGCCGCGGTATTCGCGCGCCTCGGCGTCGGGCGCGGCGACGGAGATGCCCTCGTAGCGGATGCCGCCGTCGACCACGCTGGCGCCGAGCGGCCCGTCGTTCAGCACGGCGGCGACGATGCGGTTGCGGTACAGGGTCAGCAGCGTGCCGGCCTCGGCGCCGTTGTCGCCGCGCACGATCACCACGATCAGCGGCGAGAGCTCCATCCGCAGCAGCCGACGCGCCGCATTGCGGCCGGTGCCGGGCGCGTCGAGAAACGTCTCGGCGCCGTCCTGCACGATGACCGCCGGCCGCGCCAGCCCCGGCACGTCGAGCTTGTTGCGCGCGGCTGCGACAATCCCCGTTACCGCGCCGCACACCTCCACCAGCCGCGTCAGGATGGCTTCGCGCTGGTCAGCCACGGCAGAGCAAATTGACCCTACAGAGCGTGCCGCCGTAGTAGAGCGGCGCGATCTGCGTGATGTTCGACGGGTTGCCGTCGATCAGGATACGGTCGTCGCGCGACGGCACGCCATAGGCGCCGAGCCCGGTCGGGCTGAGCACGACCCGGATGTCCTGCACTTCACCGGCCTCCAGATCCTGCGGGATGAAGTTGCGCACCGCAGCCGCGCAAGTGATCTCGTCGGTGACCGAAACGCCGCCGGTTGCGCCGTCGATCGCGGTGCGCTGGAGCGTCACGCTCTGGCCGTAGCCGGCAATCGCAGCATCCGTTCGCGCGATGATCGTGCTCGGGTTCATACCGACCAGATCCGGTAAGGCGCCAGCCAATCGCGCACGCCGCCCGGCATCGCCGTCATCGCCGAACCGCTGCTGCCGGCGCCGCTGTCGTAAACCTGCGTGATGAGGTCAGGGATGGTTTCGCTGCGCAGGCTGGGATCGTGCCCGATGCTGAACCAGCGCGCCGATAACCACTCCAGGCACGCGCCCTGCACATCCGGCGGGATCACGGGATAGCCCGCGGTGTAGTCGACCACGACCAGCGCGGCGCCCCATGCGGCGGGCAGCATGCTCGCATCGAGCCTGTAGACCGCGCCCTGTTCCGGGTAGACCTCCAGCAATGCCGCATCGAGCGCGCCGCCATCCTCGCTGACCGCGACCAGCGGCACGCCGCCATCGTCGACCACGATCGGATATTGCCGCACGACCAACGGCTCACCGTACCAGCCGCAGGCGTTGCGCAACTGGTCGCGGTAGGTCTGCACGACGAATATCCGGTCGCACCAGGCGTTGATGGCGCTCGATGTGGCCTCGATCTGTTGCGCCAGGATCGCGTCCTGCGACGTGTCGCCGGCTGGGATGCCGAGCGCCTGCTTCGCCTGCTCCACCGTAACCAGCGACAAACTCTCGGCCGGCGTCACAACCCGCGTCGTGCGATAGCCGAGGCTCATCGCAGCTTCGCCAGCACCGGATAGAGGTCGCAGCTAAGCGCGACGCCATCCCCGAACCGCAGCGTGAGCAAGCCCTCGCCATCCACGTCGAGCGCGACCGGCGTCGGTGCCGGCATGCCGGGCCAGCCGCGCTCGCCCTGCGGCCCTGCAGCGCCCGGCGGGCCGCTCTTGCCGCGGCTGGCAATTAGCCGCCAGCCATCGCCGGGGCACGGCCCTGGCACGTCATAGAGCGCGATGAACGACGAGCCCTCGACCATTGCTACGTCGAACGCTTCATACGTACTGGCGGCCTTCCAGGCGCCCCGGAAGGCGGGTGTGCGGCCATCGGCTCCCCGCTCGGCGACGCAGACCCAATCGTCATGCGGCGGTTCCTCGGCGGTGTCCCGCAACGCGCACCACGTCGCGCCGGCATGCGTCGCCAGCGCGCCGTCGTAATGGATGCCGCGCTGCCACGCGACCGGCGCCATAAAGCGCCCCGGCGGCCCCTGGATGCCCTGTTCGCCGGCCGGGCCTTGGATGCCGGCCGGGCCGACAATGGCATCCCCTGGCTCGCCCTGCGGTCCCGCCGGGCCAACCCGAGCGGCCAGCTCCAGCGCAGCTTCGGCACGCCACGCCCGCAGTGCGGCGATCTCCTCGCGGGCCTCGGCCAGCAGCGTCGCCATCTGCAACCGCAATTCCCGCTCCAGCGTGCCGACAACCGAACCGAGTTCGGCCGCCAGCGGGTCACGCGGCAAAGCGGCGGTGTTCGTCATACGCAGCGCGGAACGCAGCGAGTTTGCTGGCGGTGTCATCGGTGTTGTCAGGTGGCGGCGTATCCTGCGGTGGCGGTGTCGCCGGCTGGGGCGAAGGCGGCTGCATATCGCTGCCGTAGGACAGCGGGACGACTTGCTGTTGCACCCTCGGTTCGGCTCCATGTCCGCCCGGCACTGACGGCAAATCTTCCTGCGCGCGCGCCTCGTCGGGACTGTAGATGCCGCTGATCACGCCACGCGCCAGCGCTTCGATCCGCTCCCGGTAGGCCGAGCGCAGCAGCGCCCTGGTGTCGAGTTCGAGGTATTCGTCGGGCACGCCGCGCAATCCGAACAGTTGCCCGAAACTTTCCTCGATATGATTCAGCGTGAAGCCCAAACCCGTGGCAATCCAGCTTTGCATCAGCAGCTCGGTTGACGAGTACGTCGTGCCGCCGATGCCGAGGATTTGCAGCGGAATCCGTAGCGCCAGCGCAATCGCCTGATCGGTCAGCTTCAGCATTTCGGCAAGCTGCGCGTCGACGGCGCTCGTGCTGATCGGTTGCGCCTTCAATCCCCACGCCATGATGGGCGTGCGGCCGGCATTTTCGCCTTGCGTCTGCTGATCCCACCACGAGCGCAATTCTTGAATCTGCTCGCGCTTCAACTGCAATTCGCTCGACAGCACAAAACTCGGCCGCGCTTGATTTCCGTAAAACGCCACCTGCTGTTGCAGCGCGGCGGTGCCCATCGCCAGATCGAGCGCGGCGGCCAGGATCGGCGACTCGCCCCGCAGCGGGTGCCGCGGCGTATGCAGCCGCACATGCAGCACGTCGCGCGCCGGCACGCCGCCCGACAGATCGAGCCGCCGCTCGACGATCTCGTTGCCCGACAGGGAATAGTAAATGCTGCCGTCCTCGGCCACGGTGCCGGTGCCGGTGCGCATCAGATGAAGTTCGGCGATTTCAAACCGGCTGTTGCGCACTGCCACCGCATAGGCGTTGCCCTGCTCGTACAACCGCCGCGTTAAATTCAGCAAAAAGTCGGAGATGCTCTGATAGTCGTTCGGCCGCCGCATGATCCGTGACAGCGCCGAGTTGGTGACCCGCTCCCGCCCGCCATTGGCAAGCGAGCGCCAGTGATCGCCGGGGCACATCGGGACCGTTTGGCTGTAGGCGCTGATGCACGCTTCGAGCACCGCAGAGCGCGCCCCGTAAGGCTGCACGTCCCGGCCGATCTGCCAGTAATTCCACGGGCTGCCAGCCGGCAGCCAGCCGTCGCTCAGCGTGTACGGGCCCGGCCGGAACGCACCCTCGGGCACGCCCCAGCCAAAGGCCCGGCGCAGCCAGCCCGCCATGTCAGCGGGTCGTGTATCCTGCCGCGGGAGTGCCCGGCCTCACTTCGCGCCGCTGCTCACCCGCCTGGGGATCATCGAACTCGCCGGACTTGAACGCATCCGCCTCGGCCTGCGTCGGCGTCGGCTGCTCCGGCGGCGCCGCTATCCGCTCGGCAATCTCCTTGTCGGTGCGCTCCTTGGCGGACTTTTCGTCTACGACCGACGGAGCTGCCGGCGTGGCTGGCGTGCGTTGGGCCGTCGTTGTCGTGGCCGTCGTGCGCCCTGCGGGCGTGCTGCTTTCCATTGGTTCCTCCAGATGAAACCGGCGGGGCCGAAGCCCCGCTAGTGCTTATGCCCAGGAAACGCCCGAGCCGATGAACTGAACCATGCCGCTTCGGACCATGGCCCAATTGACGTTGGCCAGCATGCGGATGGCGATCTGCGCCGTTTGGAACATGCTCTGCGTCGGTGTCGCCAGCACGCCCGAGCCTTGCGCCCCGGTCGCGATGTTCAGCGGCGTTGTGTCCTCCATGTGGACCGTCGCCACCTCACTGACTTCGAACTCTGGCGCTCCCGTAACACTGACGAAATCGGCAGCGTCGATCATGTAGACAGCCCCAGCCGCAACGCTGGTGCTGGCGATCACCGTGAACATATCGGTGAACTGGGTTGACCAACCGAATGGAGCACCGGCCGGTCCCGGAGCAAACATTAACTGATTGCGCTGCGC